AGAGCGACGCGACAAAGTGCCCTACCTGACGTGGCATCGGCAGGGGCATCTGAACATGACGGATGGCAACGTCACAGACTTCGATCAGGTGCGTTCAGACATCAACGCCATTGCCACCAAGTACAAGGTCTGTGGCATCGGCCTGGACCCGTGGAACTCCGCGCAACTCGGCCAACAACTGCAAGGCGACGGCCTTCCCATGTCAGACTTTCGACAGGGCTACGGCTCTCTGTCGGCACCTAGCAAGCAGTTGGAGAACCTTGTTGTGAGCGGGAAGGTGCTGCACGGTGGGCACCCAGTGCTGTCGTGGCAGGCTTCCAACGTGGCCATCCAGCAGGATTCCGCAGCCGGAAACATTAAGCCGAGCAAGGCCAAGAGCACAGAAAGAATAGACGGCATCGTGTCGCTAGTCATGGCCATCGGGCTGTGGCAGAAGGCAACCGCAGCCACGCCAGAACAGTCCTGGGACATGATGACGCTATGAGCGAAAACGCAGCCGCTGACTTCAAGATGTTCGACCTGCGTGGCATCGACTGGCCCGAAGTGAGTTCCAGCCGCACGCCTTCCGGCATTCGCGTCAACGCCGACAACTCCATGGCGTGCTCGGCGTACACCGCCTGCATCCGCGTCATATCGGATGCGGTATCTGCCCTGCCGCTGCACATCTACGAGCGGATGGCCAACGGCGGAAAACAGAAGGCCACGAGCCATCCCGTGTATCGCCTGCTGCACCAGCAGCCAAATCCCTGGCAGACGGCCCAAGAGTTCCGCGATTGGATGACCGGCATGTACCTGCATTACGGTGCGAGCTACGCCGAGATTCGCCCAGGTGCTCGAGGTGCCGTGTCTGAGTTGTGGCCGCTGCACTCCAGCCGCATGGAGGCTGAGCGGCTGACTGATGGCACGCTGCGTTATCGGTACCGCGAGCCGAGTGGGCAGCAGACGATCTACAGCCAGGAGCAGATCTTCGCCCTGCGATTCACGACCGAAGACGGCATCAAGGCGATCCCGACCTACAAGATTTTCCAGAACGCCATCGGCCTGGCCCAGGCCCTTGAGACACACGGCAGCACGTACTTCGGCAACGGTGCCCGGCCCGGCATCGTGCTGGAGAGCGACAACCCGATTCCCATCGAAGCTGCTGAGCGACTCCGCGAGCAGTGGGAGCGGATGCACCGTGGTGCCGACCGTGCGTTTCGCACAGCTGTGCTGCCTAACGGCGTGAAGGCCCACGAGCTCAGCGGATCAAACGAAGCAGCCCAGATGCTTGAGAGCCGGGCTTTTCAAGTGGTTGAAATCTGCCGGGCGTTTCGCGTGCCGCCGCACATGATCCAGATGCTGGACCGCAGCACATTCAACAACATTGAAGTCCAGGGCACGGAGTTTGTGCAGCATTGCCTGCTCCCGCACTTGAAGCGGTGGGAGGCCGCGATCAGCCGCGACCTGATCGTAGATGACGAGAAGTATTTTGCTGAGCACAGCGTGAGTGGCCTGCTTCGCGGCGACCACGCAAGCCGGTCTGCCTACTACGTTTCCGCCCTTCAGAACGGTTGGATGACGGTGAACGAAGTGAGAGAGCTAGAGAACCTAAATCCAATCGGGCCAGAGGGCGACCAGCATTTCATCCAGTTGAACATGACCACCCTGGAAAAGGCAGGCGAGCCACAGCCGCAAGATCCGCAGCCGATGCCGCAGGACACGCCGGGCGAGCCAGCGGACGGCACGCCAGAAGACGAGGCCGAAGACACGACTACCGCCCAGGAGGACACGCCCGATGGAACTTGAGCGCCGCTGCCTTGCGTTTGACGAGTGCCCAGAAGCCGAGCTCACTATTGAGACTCGGGCCAACGGCACGCAGGTGCTGACTGGGTATGCCGCTGTCTACAACCGCTTCAGCCTTCCGTTGCGTGAAGGTGGTTCGCAGTTCCGCGAGATCATCCTGCCGGGTGCGTTCGATAAAGTTCTCAACCGCCAGCGCGGCAAGCAGGACGTGGTGGCGTTGCTAAACCACAACCCAGACCTGATTCTCGGCCGGTCAGCCAGTGGCACGCTGGAGCTCACCAGCGATGATAAGGGGCTGCGGTATACCGTCATTCCGCCTGATACGCAGGTGGGGCGCGACACGATGGAACTGGTTAGACGGCGTGACCTTAAGGGCAGTAGCTTTGCCTTCGGCCTTGAACCGGGCAAGGGCGACAGGTGGTCTAGCGACGAGCAAGGCGCAGTCAGAGAAGTGCGGGAAGTCAGTTCGCTCGTAGACGTTTCCGTTGTTCTGACGCCCGCCTACCCAGCGAGCAGCGTTACCGTTGCTCAGCGTTCCTACGAGGCATGGATTGCATCGCAGTCCGCCGAAGAGCCGGCAGTTCGGGCGGTTAGTTCGCGTTCGGCCTTGCGGGGCGTCGCCGCCGCCTGGGCTGCCACCTTAAGGCTCAAGAATGTCTGAGGCCCGCTGCACCTGCGGCGAGAAGTTGCGGTGCCGTTCCTCTCGCCCGTGTGGCGAAGAGCGTCAGCAGTATTTGCGTTGCCCGCGATGCGGCGCTCGTGCTGTCGTGTTTGTAAAAACAACACATTCGGAAGTCCGGTTCTGCAAGAGAGCGGCACGCTAGAGGCACAGTGGAATCCATCGGCAATACCGCCGGCGGAGATATACCACGTGGACAACCTCAAGAAGCTGCAGGACGAGGCCGTTAACCTCGCCAACCGTATCGACGCCGTGCGTGCGATCGAGAGCACCGATGCCGACAAGATCGCGGAGCGTGATCTTGAGCTCGAGGCGATGAACACCGAGGCCGGCAAGCTGGCCAAGCGGATCGACTTTGAGAAGTCGGTGGCCGAGTCGGCCAAGAATCTCCGCAGCGTGGTTGACCGCTGCACGCCGGCCCCCGAAGTGACCGAAGAGCGTAGCGAGAAAGTCCGCGTTGAGGCGGTGCCGTTCTCGGGCCGGCTCCGTGCGTTTGAGAACGCCAAGGACGCCTACTCGGTGGGCATGTGGTTCAAGGCGAAGGGCGGCGACGCCGACGCCAAGCGGTGGTGCCAAGACCACGGCGTTGAGGCTCGTGCCCAGGGCTCGACCGGCAGCACCACGGGTGCGGCTTTCGTGCCTGATGTGCTCTCCTCGACCGTGATCCGACTCGTGGATCAGTACTCGGCCTTTGCTCAGAACGCCACCAACGTGGTGATGCCGAGCGACGTGCTGCTGTTCCCACGCCGCACGGCCGGTGCGACCGCGTACTGGATCAATGAGAACTCGGCCATCACTGCCAGCGACCCCACTTCCAATCAGGTCACCCTGACTGCGAAGAAGGTCACGGGCGCGGTGACGATTGCGAGCGAGCTCCTGCAGGACTCCATCGTGTCGATCGCAGACTGGATCGCTGCTGAACTGGCTTTGACGCTCTCCAACGCCGTGGAAGAGGCTGCGTGGAGCGGCAACCCGAGCAACGCTCCAGCGGTTGCCGGGCTCGTCACGACTTACACGGGTGGCCTGCTGGCGGCGTCTGCTGCCACCTACGCCGCCTCGCTCGTGACGGCTGCCGGTGACACGCCTGACGAGGTGACCAAGGCCAACCTGCTGGCCATGATGGCTAGGGTTCCGCAGCACTCGCGTGCGGGTGCCAAGTGGTTCTGCTCGCCGTTCTTCTTCGCGGCGTGCATGCAGAACCTCGACCTGGCCCAGGGCGGTTCGGTGGGTCTGTCGCAGGGCATGGGTCCGACGTTCCTCGGCTCGGAAGTGGTCCTCACCGACCGCCTGCCGGCCGGTGCGGACTCGACGGGTGCCATCATGGCGCTGTACGGCAACATGGCCAACAGCTCCTACTACGGCATCCGCCAGGCCATCGAGATCGCCAGCAGCGATCAGGTGAACTTCCTGTCGGACCAGACCGTGATTCGGGCAGTGGCTCGCGTTGCCATCACGCACGCGAACCTGGGCACCGACACCGTGGCCGGCCCGATGATCGGCCTCGTGGGTGCGTGAGCCTGACGGCTTGACGAGTGTGCAATCTTGAGCGGGCGGCTTCCACGACGGGGCCGCCCGCTCTCTCTTTTGAGGCACGCATGCTGGTCAAGGTAGGTGGCACCGAAGTCGATATTCGCGTTGAGGCAGTCATGTCGATGCCTCGCCTTTCGTTCACTGCAAATCACTTTGCGTGGGCTCAGGCATTTATGCCGCTCGGCATACGTCCGACAATGGGGGTCGGTTGTTTTTGGGATCAGGTGAATACTCGAGTAATGGAGACGTTCATTGACTCTTGCGAGTATTTACTTCTCACAGACTACGACAGTTTTTTTACGAGGCAGGACCTTGAGCAGTTAATGGCTCTGGCATTTACGTTTCAGTGCGACGCCATCACGGGCCTGCAGACGAAACGCGAGGACGGCAGGCCGATGCTCACGTTGCTTGGCACGCTGGACAATCCGCCAGATGACGGCCACACGCAGGTACCAAAAGAGTGGTTTGCCGAGCCCGTGCAGGAAGTCGATACCGCCCATTTCGGCTGCACAATCATCAGCACTGCCGCACTCAAGCGAGCCAAGAAGCCTTGGTTCTGGAGCAAGCCGGACTCTGGCGGCTCGTGGAACGATGGCAGGATTGATCCTGACATCTACTTCTGGCGGAACTGGCGAGACAGCGGCAACCGCGTCTTCGTCTCGCCGCGTGTCGTTTTGGGCCATGGCGAGTACGTCGTGACGTGGCCCGGCAAGAACCTTACTGCCCCTGTTTTTCAGTGGACTACTGAGTTCACGAACACGGGCAAACCGCCAGAATCTGCATGGAGTGTGGGCTAATGCCGAAGATTGTGTTTACCCGCGCGTGGCGTGGCTACCGCAAGGGGCAAGTGGCTGAGCTTCCTGGCGGGATCAGCACGCAGCTGCTCGCTCAGCGTGTCGCTGTAGAAGACAACCAGCCGTCGCTAATCGAAACGGCTGCCCTTGAGCACGACGTAGAAACCGCAGACGCCACCCCAAAGCGAAGAGGCCGCCGTGCAGTATCGAAGCCTGACTCGACAGACGCCGCCAGCCGTTGAGCCCGTCACGCTCGCGGAAGCAAAGGCCCACCTGCGGGTTGATACGAGCGGCGATGACGCATACATCGGCACGCTGATCACGGCAGCCCGAGAATGGTGCGAGCAATACCTAGATCGCACGCTGGTGAATACGCAGTGGGTGATGCGGTTTGACTCGTTCCCGCCAGACGGCACGCACGACATCGAGTTACCACGGCCGCCCATGGCGACGGCCGGCACGACCACGGCGGTGGCCCTGACGTTCACCTACGAGAACGGCACGACAGCCACCTACTCCACAGCCAGCTACCGCGTGGACCGCAGCAGCACGCCAGGGGCGGTGAAGACTTTGTACGGCCAGACGTGGCCGCCGCACCTAATGGATGACAACGCCATCAGCGTGACGTGGTGGGCCGGCTACGGGGCTGCCGGCTCAAGTGTGCCTGCTGCCATTCGCCACGCCTGCCTGATGCTTGTGGGCCACTGGTATGAGAACCGCAGCACGGTGCTCGTGGGCAGCATCAGCAAGCCGCTGGAGTTCGCTGTTGAATCGCTTCTCTCGTCACAGAAATGGGGCAGCTACCAATGAGCCTAGAAGGACGCATCAACGTGGACGTGCTGTTCCACGACAAGGACGGCACGGCATCGCTCAAAGTGGTGAGCCTGCAGGACTCGCGGGCCTACACCACTGGCAAGGTTGCGGTGATCACTGGGACGCTGGGCACGGCGAGCTCAACAATCACACACACTGGCTCGTTTCGTGGTGCTGACGGCGAGTACGTTTCTATTCAGTCTGTTGACTACGCCGTCTTTCGCTTTGACGGCACGGGCGGAAGCTTCAAGCGTCTGGCGATCGGCAATGCCACCATCAGGTCAAACGACAGCATCGTGGCTGCTTCCTGCGTCGGCGGTGACGATACCGGGCAGTTCACAATCAGCGGAAACCAAGGAAGCACGGGCACCTACGCCGTCGTGCTCTACGGCACATGATTGACGCCGGCAAGCTCCGCGAGCGCGTGACGGTGCAGCAGGCGTCCGAGTCTCGGAACGCTCTCGGGGAAACCGTGCTCTCGTGGGCCACGTTCGCTGAGCGATGGGCAAGCGTGGAAGGCGTATCGTCCCGCGAGCTTTTGCAGTACGGGCAGCAGCAGATTGAGGTTTCGCACCGCGTCCGCATTCGGTGGCTGGACGGGCTGACGCAATCCATGCGGATCGTCTGGCGTGGCCGCACGCTGGAGATCGTCAGCCTGCTTGAGCACGGGAACCGTAGCGAGCACGAGCTCGTCTGCCAGGAGGCCGCCTAGATGGCCATTGCTGGCGTCAACCTTTCTATTGATTCGTCAGAACTGCTCAAGCTGCAGGCTTCGCTTGGCAAGGTGTTTGATAACGCCGGGCTCGCGGACATTCTTGGCGATGCTATTGAGAAAGCGTTGGAGCCAGCAAAGCTGCGGCTGCGAGAGAACACGCCAGCCGGGCCTACTGGCAATCTCAAGCGTGCCGTGAACATGAAGATCGTGAGGTACAAGGACAGCGGCGTGGCCGTGGGCCTGCTTGGCTACAACCGTGCTGGCCAAGGCAAATCAAAGAGCGCTGCCGGCGGCACGGTGCAGGCTGGCCCTGACAGGGCTTTTCATCAATGGTGGCTTGAGTTCGGCACCAAGCAGCGAGTGATTGCCAAGCTCTCAAACAAGCCCTACCAACGAAAGGCTCACCAGAGAACGATGAAGTCTGGCAAAGTGGCCAGCATCAAGGCTCACCAAGTCTCTGGGCAAAACGCCTACATCGCATCGTCATACAGTGAGCTGGGGCAGTTCAAGATGATGAAGACGCCCCGCCCTCCACGAGGAGAGAGCGGCCATCGAGTGCAGACAGATCCTGCCTACCCGAATGCGTTCTTTCAGAAATCCACAAAGCCAATCGTCATTCCTGCCATGAATCCTGGCGGCAGCGGGGAGCCGCCGCTGCGAAAGACTTGGAACGAGTACCAAGGCAAGGTGGCTGAGCGGCTCACGTCGGAACTGCGGATTTCTCTTGAGCGTGCCTTGGACGCGCTCACGTACACCAGCACCGGCAGCGTCACTGGTGCCACCATCCAGGCCGGAGGCTAGCCGTGCTGAAGTCACCAGAGCAGGCAGCTGCTCGAGCACTGATTGCAGATCCCGCTGTAGCCATGATTCTTGGCCAGCGTATCTGGCCCGTGATCGCACCGGCGTCTGCGTCCCTGCCGTTTGCCACCTGGCGACGCACTGGCGTCAGCCGCTCGCAAGGGCTCTCAGGCCCGACAGGTGCCACGTCTGTGCAGTTGGCTGTGGACGTGTTCTCAACCACATACGAAGAGGCCCGCGAGGCCGCCGACAGAATCCGTTCAGTTCTGGATGGATGGGGCGGGCAAGTGACAGACTACGTAAGCGTTCGGAACGTGAGCCTCGAAACTGAGTCTGACGGCTTCGTGCAACTCGCTGGCGGTGACTTACCGCCCGTTTATCAGGTGACGCAATCCTTCTCAATCCTCTGGCAGGAGACTTAGCAGATGGCCTTTGAAACTCCGCATGATGGTGCTGGCACAGTCCTGACCTTCAACGGCACCGCCTATACCGTCACCAGCGTGGTTGTCAGTGCCACCGACCCGACTGCCGCCGATGACAAGATTGCCGTTTCGCATCTTGGCCAGACTGCTGGTGAAACCGCTAAGACTCTTGACCTTCCGCTTGCTGGTGCGGCCTCTGGCGAAACCGGCCGCAGCGTCACGTTTGACTACATCGGAAAGACTTTCATTGCTGACAAGAGCACTGGCTCTTTTGTGCTCACCATCGGCGGTACGGCGCTCTCTGGCGTGAGCAGCAAAGTTGGAACGGTCACGAGTTCAACGCTGACGCTCGCCACGCAGGACGCCATCCGAGGCCAGGCGACGATCAAGCTCGAGCGGTAAGCCAGACGGAGGCCCGTCATGGCTGACTACTCAGCGGGCGTCACGGCTACGTGGAACGGCACCAACTTCGGTGAGGTTACGGAAATATCCGTAACGCACGGTGGTGCTCTTCCATTGGCTCGCGCCAGTACGTGGACGCTTGACATTGGCACTATAGAGATGAAGTGCCTAACCACGGCGAACATCTCCACGGCCAACTACGGCAAGCGCTCGCTCGTCACCATTGCCGGTGGCGGGCTTGCTTATCGCGGCACTGCAGTGCTTGAGAAGTTCACCATGGCTGGCGTGGTCAATGACGTGACGCGCTACGCAGTCACGCTACGAGTACAAGGCTAGGAGAAACCATGAGCCTCAGCGTTGCAGACCTTGCCAAGCAGATCCTTGATGCCGATGACTTGCCGATTCTCAAGGTGACGGTGCGCGAATGGAAGGGCGGAGACGGCAAGCCGCTCGTGCTCGGCGTGCGAGTCATGACCGTGGAAGAGCGTGACAGCTACGAGAAGGAGTGGGTGGGCAAGAAGGAGACGGGCATCGACAACTTCCGGACGAAGTATCTGGCCCGCTGCCTGTGCCATCCCGAGAGCGGCGAGCGTCTCTTTGACGAGGCCGGCATCGAGCAGCTGGCGAAGAAGTCAGCCGCCATCGTGTCGAAGCTCTTCGAGAAGGCGCTCAAGCACAACAACATGACCGAGACAGACGTGGAGGAACTCGCAAAAAACTAAGCGTCCGCCCGACGAGGCGTTTCCTGTTTCGTCTGGCGGGGCACTTGGGAATGACGGTGAGGGAACTGTCTCGCCGCATGGATTCGCAGGAACTCACGGAGTGGATTGCGTTCACTCGCTACTACCACGCTCTTCCTGATCCATGGCGGCAGACGGGCCTGCTGACGAGTGCCGTGCTTGCACCGTACTCCCAGCAAGGCAAGGCACCAAAAGCAGACGATTTCAACCCGATTGAGAAACCACCCCAGCACGCAGACGAGATGAAGCGGGAGCTGCAAAAGCTCCTGGCGTTTCCTGAGTAAGCCATGGCCACCATCCTTTCACTTGCTCTTAAAGTAAACGCCGACGCCTCTGGCGTGGTGAAGAACCTGACGCCGGCTGAGCGGGCGCTGGAGAATCTGGCCAAGCAGGCGAGTAAGGCCACGTCTGCATTCGATGTGCTGGCGAAAGACAGTCAGGCGGCGGCCGATGCCCAGGCCGCTCTGAATGAGAAGTTCAACACGCTGGCCAAGCAGCTGCAGGGCGGGCTCAACGCCCAGGCATACGCAGATCAGTTTGCATCCTTGCAGGAAGAAGTGCGACAGACTGCGGCAGCCTTTGAAGATGGAGCAAAAGCCACCCTCGCTCTTCGCACTGAGCAGCAGATACATGCAGACGAACTTGAGCGACTCAGCAGCTTGCACCAAGTGGGTGCAATTGATGCCGAGACCTACGCGAGAGGCATTTCAGAAGCCGACGCCGCTCTTAAGAAAGCGACAGACGCCGCCAGTAAGCTTGCCGACCAGACAGCAAAGGCAGCCGCTCAAGGGCTCAAGTTTAACGAAATCAGCGGCATACTTGCGGCACTTCCTGGCCCTCTCGGCAATATTGCCGGCAGACTCTCTGGACTATCGAGCGCGTCAGAAGGTCTAAGCAGAGTCTTTTCTGGTGGCCTGAAGACTGGGCTTTCCAGCCTTGGTTCTCAGTTGTCTGCCCTAGCATCTCCGCTGAATATCGGCATCGCTTCGTTTGCTGCGTTTGGCGCTGCGGCCACGGCAATCGCTCGCGGGCTCGCGGACCTTGAGGGCCGCGTTGAGCAACTGGGGAATACGGCCCTTCAGCTTGGCACTGACTTCCAGACAATTCAGATTCTTGACGAGGCAGCGAGGCGAAGCGGGGTATCCGTTGACTCCCTGGCTGCTGGCATCCAAAAGCTGGCTGTGAACATCAACGAGGCGAGAAGCGGCACCGGCAAGGCCGCCGACGCATTCCGCGAGCTCGGGATCTCGCAGGAGCAACTTGCGACGCTAGACCCAGCAACTCTGGCTCAGCAAACGGCAACAGCACTGCAGCAGATAGAAGATCCTGCACGGCGGGCGGCGCTTGCGACAGAGACGCTTGGAAAGGCTGGGCTTACGCTGGTGCCAGTGTTCAACGCAATCGGCGAAAGCGAAGTTGCTCTCAAGCGATTCGCCGCAGCGATCAGCGAAGTTGACTTGAATCGCATCAGTTCTCTTGGCAGCGCGTTTGACAACGTAAAGACTTCTCTTGGCGGCCTTGGGCAGTCAATCGTTTTGCCATTCGCTGGCGCAGTCGAAGGCGCATCAAATCTATTCGCAGACTTCATTGGAACTGTCACCCGGCTGGCCCAGGCTATCGGCACAGTCCTGACGCCAATACTCGATAAGCTTGGCGCGGCGTTTGCCAAGTTTGGCGGCGTGTTCGGCGCTATCAATGAATACCTTGACTCATTTGGGTTCACGTCCATCAAGGCTGCCGGAAACGCCAAGGAGTTTCGGGCTGAAGTCGAAGAGGACGCCAAGGCGCTCGGGGAACTCACGAAAGCGATTGAGTCAGGAAACGACGCACTTAACTCTGCAATCGACAAGGCCGCTGAGTTTGGTCAGGCTGGCTTTGATGCTGCCTATCAGTTCCAGCAGGCTCTCGCAGACTTGAATGAGCAGGCCAAGGAAGAAAACTACAACGGAGAGCAGTACGCCAGAGCGGTCGCCAACGCCACGGCTGAGTACGAAAAGCAGATCAAGGCGATTGAGAAGGTTGCGGATGCAACCAAGAAGGCCGCAGACGAGGCGAAGAAGAAGGCGGAAGATGACAAGAAGCGGATTGAAGAGCTTCTAAATCCAAACGATTCTGCTACCAAGGTTCAGGCCGAAATCAGTCTTGCGATTGCCCAGCAGGCGGAAGCGGAGAAGAAGCTGGCCGCCGCCAGGGCCGCAGGCGACAAGGTTTCCGCAGACGCTGCTGCGTCACGCCTGGCCCAGCTGGATCAACTGCGAACCAAGCTTGAAGACCAGTCGCAGGCTATCAGCCAAGGTTTTGCAGATGGCTTCTCTGCAGCCTTCAACAACACCGCCGAAAGCATTTCGGGATTGATTGATAAGGCTGGCGAGTTTGGCAACGCCGGTGCCGAAGCGGCCATGAAGTTGCAGGAAGGTGTAGCACTTGCTCAGCAGCAAGCCAGGGACGGCATCATTCTTTCGAGCGACGTGTACGAAAAGGAGATCAGCCGGCAGCGAAGTATCTTTGAGGAGCGGCTGGCTCAGATTGAGCAACTGAAGCGGGCAGAGCAGGAAGCAAAGGCCGCAGCATTTCAGCTAGAGGTTGATGCCAACCAGCGCGTCAACGAGTTCATTGCCCAGAGAACGCAAGCCGAAGTGGCCGGCGCTGAGCAGGCGGCAGCGCGCCGCCAGCAGGCCGCATTCAATATTGAAGCGATTGAGCAGCGGATTGCTCTTGAGCGTCAGTCTCTTGAGGCTGCGCGAGAGCAGAACGATATGAACTCCGCTCGGGCTGCCGTGCAGCGGATTGACTTGCTAAAGGATGCCCTGGCTGTTGAGCAAGACATTTCAAACGGACGAGAGAAGCAGCTACAGACTCAGCAGCAACTCATTGAGAGCCAGCAGCAGTACGACAAACAGCAGCAAGCCGCAGTCCAGGCATACCAGCAACAGCAGCAGCAGGCCCAGCAGCAGTACGCCCAGGAGCAGGCCCGCATCTTTGCCGAGCAGCGCAAGGCCGCCGAGGCTGAAGCGAAGCGGCAGGAAGAACGCCTCCGCAAGCTCAACACGCTTGGCCAACAGTCAGTCAGCGTGGCCGACATCCGCAACGTCGAGAGCGCCAACCTTGTGCTCCAACTCGGAGCGGCTGCCCAAGATCCCGCACTGATTCAGCAGCGGCTACAGACGAAGCTGCTCGAGAAGATCGCCCTTGGCATCGCCCAGGCGGCCAGCAGCTACTTCAATCAGCCAGTTGCGATCGTTGGCTACGCTGACGTGGGAGGCATCTAATGGGGATACAGTCCTGGCGTGAGCTTGCACGCACGACAGAAGGCGAAGTGCGTGGCACCACGACGGCCACCCGCACGTTCGTGCTTACGCTGGACGACAACACGCTAGAGAACAACCCGCCCACCGAGACGGAGATAATCTCGACTCTCTCGCTCGACAACTGGGGGGCTGCGCATCCTGCGCTCACGTTCCTAGGGCTGCGAAAGGTGTCGATTACTGAGCGGCATTCTGACTCGCCCTACCACGTCCAAGTCGTTGCCGAGTACGGGCTGGTCACTGCAAACGACTTACTGGCACCAACGTCTCGCACGTCCGAGTGGACATTCGCCGCTGAGCCTGCCCAAGTGCCAGCGTTCTATTACTGGGATGGCACGACACGCAGGCCGCTGGTCAACTCAGCCAACGACTATTTTGAGGGGCTCACGACTGAGGAGCAGATTGTTAGGGCAACGATCAAGAAGAACTACGCCAACTTTCCTGCGTCTCAGATGCAGGCCACCAACAAGATCAACAGCGGCGATTACTTCGGCTGCCCTGCTCACTCGTGGAAAGTTGCTGGCGTCAATGCCACCTACACCGTTGAGTCATACAACAACGTCGTCCACACGTACTGGGCCACGACGTGCGAGATCCTGTACCGCGAAAGCAAGTGGAATCTACGCATACCTGACATCGGCTGGAACTACCTGAGCGGTGGCGTGAAACGCCGGGCCATGGTTTTTGATTTTGAAAACGGCGAGTGGGTTGCATCCGCGAATCCAGTGGCCTTGGACGGCAACGGCAATCAGTCATCAGGGTTCCCGTTCATCCACGATTTCCGCGTGAACTCCGAAGCCAACTTCTCAACGCTCTTTGGCACGCCGCCAACCTGACGCATGGCACGCCAAAAGAAGCCAGCCGACGCGGTGCAGTTCACTCGGGAAAGCGCCGAGCGGGTGGCTCGCGTCGTTCGCCAGGCGGAGCTCACGCCGGCAGCTGCGTCGCCGCTGACGTTTGATAGGCGGCTTTCGGACAGGCACCCGAAGCAAGTGCGGGCCGCGACTTTCTCAGGCGCGTGGCCGATTGGCAGCGTAAAGACGGTAACGTTCAAGTACGCGCCGACTGCTACGGCAAACGTCACCAACTTGTCGTGGCCAATCGCCCTGTCGGGCTACGTTAACGAGGACTGCGTTGTTGGGCGAGAGGGCACCAACTGGTGGCTCGTTGTGCCCAAGCTCGAAGGGCCAACGGCGGTGTTTGTGACTCAGACGCAGAGTGGCACTTGCCTTTCAAGTGTCACAATCTCAGCGGTGCTCAACACGGAAACCTGCGGCATCACCGTGAGCCAGACGCCGAGCACGACACGCATTACGCTTATTACGGCAACAGCCACGTCGGCCTACCTACGACTTCGGGTGCCCTAATGCCTTGCCCGTGCTGCGGCTCTTTGTGCTCGTCAATACTAAATGGCACCGATTGGAATGTGGCGCTGGACATTTCCTGCTGGGGAGGAAATCTTTATCCGGGCAGAACGAAACTCATGCACGACGGCGTGGTCGATCTTGACATTGAGGTGCTGGAGTGGAACTGGTTCCTTTACAATGAGACTCGCCGTACCCCTGGTGAGCCAGGGCAAGACGGACAAGAGGGGAAGTGGTTTTCAGCCGTTCAAATGCTTCGCCCGACAGCCACCGGCCCGTACACGGATGCCGACGGCGTGTCGTGGGAAATACTGGCGAACGTGACTAATACGAACAAAACTCTAGACATCCACCTCAATGATCTAACGGGTAACTATTGCATTCTCTACGGTCACATCGGCGTGGAATACTCTTTCCGCCCTTTGACGAATACCGACACGTACACCTCAGAGCAAATACAGCAGGTTTATGACTACGCAACTACGTGGAGGTGGCAGGTGCCTATCACAGGCAGGTCTTTAGGAAGCGTGTTCTTCACGCCTGTCGTTGCAGTGAAGAACTACTACACGGGAGTGATTTTTGAGGACGGCTCTTATGAGTCTGTACAGTCCAACGCCATTCCCATTGGCCCTGTGCCAGAAGTGACAATTACGCTTGCGCCATGAAGATACTGCTTCGAGTGCTGCACAAACTGGCAAAGTCTCGTGGCGAAGTCGATCCCGATGCGTGCATCACGCACGACTACGGCGACGGCTGGGTAGAGGTAGACGAGACGCACCCGGCCTACCCGCGAGCAAAGCCCGGCCTGGGCGACATGGTGGCATCAGGGCTGTCGGCCATCGGCGTTACCAAAGAACGGGTGAGCAAGGCCGTGGGCGGTGACTGCGGCTGTCACAAGCGGCAGGAAGCACTCAACGAACTCGGCCGCAAGATCGGCATTGGTTGACGCCCCCGCTACGGTGGTGCTTGAAAGGGCGAGCCGTGGCAGACCACCACTTCACGCTGAACGGCGACGAGCTTTGGCTCGTCCGGTTTACGGACCTTAAGGGCCAGGCCTACGGCTACACGTTTTCGCAGAAGTCAAAGCGGCCACGCATCTTGATTCACAGCGGGCTCAAGGGCCGGCACCGCCTGACGATCATCGTCCACGAGTTGCTGCACGCTCTATTCCCCACAGCAAGTGAAGAGCACGTCGAGCAGGCAGGCAAGGATGTCGCCAAGGTTCTCTACTCGCTGTCATACCGAGAGGTGAATGATGGGCCGTAGCGCTGGGACATTCCGACGCAAGAACGCGAGTGACGCCTGGAACGTCACAAGCCTTGATGGCAGCGTCACCCGCATAGACTTCAACACCCGTCTATGGGTGCTGCTCTCCAGTGACTGGCACTGGGACTCGGTGAAGTGCAGCCGCGAGAAGTTGTCTGCTGATCTCACGAAAGCCCGCGAGCTAAACGCCGCAGTGCTCAGCATTGGCGACCACTTCGACGCGATGGGCGGCAAGTACGATCCCCGCAGCAATGGCAAGTGGGACGTAAGGCCAGAGTTTCAACGCGGCAACTACTACGACGACATCGTGACCCAGTGCGCGGAGTACCTCGAGCCGTACCGCGAGCAGATGGCGCTGATAACGCCGGGCAATCACGAGACGGCTGTGCGGAAGCGGATGGAAACGTGTTTGACTACGAGGCTCGTGGAGCAGCTGCGAGTGCGTGGCAGTAAGTGCAGGGCCGCTGGCTACTCGGGCTGGGTGATGTTTCGGGCTAAGGCCGGAAAGACAAGCACGGCGCTCTATCGGCTTTGGTATCACCATGGCTACGGTGGCGGCGGCCCGGTGACTCGCGGCGTCATTGACTACAGCCGCTATCTCACAGACGTGGACGCTGACTGCGTTCACGCAGGTCACGTCCACCAGAGAACGCTCATTGAGGCCAGCCGGCAACGGCTCTCGCCCAATGGGCTCGTGCGGGTGCGGCCTATCCACTTAGTGCGAAGCGCGGCCTACAAGCAGGAATCGTTGAGCGATGGCTGGGCTGTTGAGAAGGGCATGTCGGCTCGACCACTTGGCGGTTGGTGGATGCTCTTGCGGTGGAATGTAGACCATACGGAGTTGCGGGCATCATTCCACGATTCACCAAGGGACGACAATGACGACCACGATTGAAGACGCCAACGAGTTGCTGCGTGCTGCTGTGCAGATCCGCCGCGAGGCCCAGGCGGCAGGCAAGCCACATGAGGAGTGGTATGGCGTGTCGCAGGCGGCGACAGATCCTAGGTGCTTTGTCGCAAGTACCGAGGAAACGCAACACGTCGATGAGCCATACATCGAGCACCTGCTGCACGAGCACCACCTGCACCGTGCTGGCCTGACGCAGGACGAACTAGACGAAGCCCTTGAGCGTCTGGCCGGCGACGGCATCACGCACGAGCAGCGGCCCGGCTCGCTGCCGTTTCTGGAACTGCTCGAGGAGGTGCGGCATCTGCACCTGAGCAAGAGCCAGGACTACGGGAGCGAGAGCGACCCGCTGGCCAACATCCGCCAGGGCGCTGAGTTCGTTGGCATCGAGCCGTGGCGTGCCTGTCTCGTCAGAGTGGCCGACAAGGTGCAGCGGCTGAAGACGTACTGCCGCACCGGCCGGCTCGTCCACGAGGGCGTGCGTGACACGCTGCTGGATCTCTCGGCGTATAGCCTGCTGGCGATTGTGCTTTTCGATGAGGGCCGCAATGGCTGAACCGCTGACGCCCGAACACCTTGCCACCATGGAGCAGGCCGCCCGCCGTTTCTCGGGAGCTTACACGGGCACGAGCGGGACGCTGGCCGGCTACGTGATTCACTTGTTGCAAGAAGTGCAACGGCTCAAAGCCGAGTGGCAACTGCTCGCGGTGGCAAAGGCCATGAAAGAAAACGCCTAGGCCAGGGCTTGAGCGGCGGCGGTTTTATCCCTTTCCCGCCGTCGCTCGCCCTGTGCCTAGGCCGCTGGCGTGCTTGGCCCGTTCAGATCCAGCGGCGGCAGGCAGTCAACGCTGCTCTGCTCTGTGGGGCAGATCGTGGGGTCCACGTACCGCTCCTGTAGCTTCGGGTCGCTGTGATCAAGCACCTGCGTGGCTGCGGCCGTACCGCCCGCCAGGGCTGCGTATGAGGCCCGAGTACGCCTAAGCCCGTGGAAGCCCCTGTAACGCACGCCAGAGAGCCTGCAAAGCAGCTTGAGGCTAGTCCACAGGCTTCCCCTGGCTCTGTCCCAGTGCCACACCAGTTCGTCAGGCTGGCCCCGCTGCGGCAGCATCATGGCCGCCAGCTGCTCGGTGAAGTCTCGCTCTATGTCGTGCGTCTGCCCTTTGCGAGTTTCACCGCGAAATATCACCCGCCGACGCTCGAGGTCTAGTTCGCCCCACCTGAGCGACAACAGAGCCGTTGCCCGTTCTCCCGTGCAATACGCCATGTAGATCAGCGTTGCCCACCACCAGCAAGACAACTTGCCGCCGGTGCGTCCGCGCCGGTGACGAGATTGCCGAATCAACTGCGCCACGTCTTCGGCCGTGTAGGCCCGGCCTGTGGGGATGCTCTTTGACACCTTGATGCGTGGAAGCTCTGGAAAGTCTTTCGCCCACCGCTTGCGGGCAGCAAGATTCCACACAGCGGCCAGCATCACCTTGTCTTTCTGCACGCTCGCCGGCCTCACGACCTTGCCGCCCCAGGACTGCGTAGCACGGGCTCTGAGGTAGCGACTTATTACGAGGTCATCTAGGTCGGCAACCGTTGGCTCGTGCCCCAGGAACGCACGCAGGCGATCCAAGAGCATCGAGTACAGCACCATCGTTTTCGGGTTCAGATTCCGCAGGTCCGCATACCGCTCAAACAACTCAGCCAACGTCATCGGTTCCATTGCCACTCTCCTTTTTGCTTAGTGTACAGAAGTTCACTGTACAACGTTTTGAGTGGCCTCGCCTCCACTCATACTTTCGTACAGCACTCAACTATGGTCAGCCGGCCTTGCGGATTCCACCGCTCGCGCCGGTTGCCCTAGTTGGACAGTCTGGGCAAATGGACAGTTTGACTCTGGTTCTCGTACCGGTACCATTGGAGCATGATCTTGGCACTGAAGAACGAGCACGGGCGAAAGATGATCTCCTGCCGCAAGGCCGCCGAGGCTTACGGCTGTTCGATGTCCTACATTCGCCGGCTGGCAAGGCTCGGAAGGCTTCAGACCGACGAGGTGGGCGGCAGCTACCTCTTTGATGAGGCCGAGGTAAAGCGGCTGGCCTCCCAGGCAGCCAAGGGCGAAGGCCGCCAGCGGAAGCGGGCCGAAGGCTTCAAGCCTGGCTGAGCCTCAGTTTCCTTCGGGAAATGCACGGTTTTGGAAAATCTTTTATCTCCCCTTCCCAATGGTTCCGATATCGGTACAATACGGACATGCGAGCGAATGAGACTCGCGGGACGAAAACGGGAGACACGAAAATGACCATCGCCGCTCAAATCGCCGCCCTTGTTCACGACATTGCTGAGTGCCTGGAGATGATCGAGGCCTCCTACCTCAACTTCAATCTTTCGGAGT